GTTTTTTTGTTCTGCTGTGGCATCTGGATTTTCCAGAGCGTTAAGAGCCGCTTTGAATCGCATTAGCTTTTCTTCATAGTCAACAGGATCAGGCATTGATTCGTAAGCATTGCAAAGAGCCTGCTGCACTTCTTCTTTTTCTTTCAGCAGCTTTTCATTCAGAACCTTGAAAACGTGATCCGGCATCCGCTTTGATGGGTCAGGATCGGCCTGTGCTTCCCACTGTGCAATTTCCTTCTTGTCCAGTTCTTCCTTTTTGGTCTTCAGGCGTTTGATTAGATTGGCGTGAAGCTTTACGGAATTTCCATCATCATTCTTGATTCTGACTTCAAAATCATAGATGCACTGACGCAGGGTGTCCTTTACTTTTTCGATGATTTCATCATAGTTGCAGGACGTTGTTTTGCATATATTTTGACCATCACACAAAAGCCGTGGCGCAGAGCGTTCCACGCCGTTCTTCGTGTATGTCCGCAATGACATTGCCCTTCCGCACTGGCAGAACAGCAGACCTGCAAGCGGATTCCTGATCTTCGTATGTGGCTTTTGCCGGGTGTTCCTGCCCTTCTTCGCCTGTGCAGCGTTGAACAGGTCTTCCGGCACAATGGCTTCATGCTTGCCGTCATAGATCAGATATTCGCCAATCTTTGCAACAGGCCGGGTTTTCTTGAACTCCCCTTCTTCAACAATGGTCAGGGTTTTCCGATGGTTCCACTTCACTTTCCCTATATAGTGAATGTTTTCAAGCATCTTCGACATGGCACTTGCTGACCAATGTTCCCCTTTTGGCGGTTTAATGCCCATTTTATCAAACTGATTGCAGATGCTTTGACAGCCCATGTCTTTGTTGACATACAGATCAAACATCATGCGGACAACTTCAGCTTCTTCCTTGTTTGGTACAAGGATCGGGCATTTTCTTTTGCCTTCGGTAACAAAGGTTTTGTCATAGCCGTATGGAGCCGTATTGCCGACATAGTTCCCCTGACTGACAGACAGCAGCCTTCCACGGTTCAATATCTTCTTCGTGTATTCCAGATAGTCATTACCACGCTTCAGTTCCCGTTCAAAAGCGTCCCAATCGTATTCATCACGCAGGTCATAAATACGTTGCGGCGTGATGACAAGCGTGTTGGTGTGCTTCAGAAGTTTCATCAAGCGTCCGATGTCTTCCAAGTCACCACGGGTCAACCGCTGCGGCTCCACTACCTTCACGGCTTTGTATTTTGGCGATTCTATCAAACGCAGAACCTTTTGAATCTCCGGCCTGCCGCTGATGGTTTCGCCGGAAACGACTTCCCGGAACTTGTTTTCTTCTGGCACTACCCCACCGAGGTTTTTCTCCGCCCATTCATCCAGAATGGCTTCATGTTTTGACAGGACTTCTTCAACAGTCAATAGTGGATCATCAGACTGTGACTTTCTCAAATAATCTATGACTTCTTCAGGTTTGAAGTCTATTTTCGGCTGATAATACACATTTCATCGTCCTTTCTTTTTTAACTAATTTCCAAACCAAAAGAATCCAAGATCAGGGTTAAGCTTGTCTATAAGTAAAGCGATAATGATAGTTACAAGCGTTATTCCAAGGGCAAAGCTTAATATAGTAATTGCTTTCAATCTCCATGCTGCTATCTCTTTCAGATAGTCAATCTTCTTCTGGCTTTCCCTGATAACATGGTCAACATCTTCCACATTTCCGTCAAGCTTATCCTTTGGACACTTTATGTCTTGGCTTCCAATCAAAGCACAGAACACAGGTGCAAAGGTGGAATAGTTTACATCAGGGTAGTGATTTTTCTTTTTGGAAAAGTGCATATCAATCGTACCCTTCGGAACGCCGGAACGTTCTGAAAGTTCAGCGTTGGTGATTCCCCTGTATGCCTTCAGCTTGATTGCCCATTCGTTGACATCTTCGATTGGAAGCGAACAAACATTAGGAATACAGTCTTTTCCAAGGTGGTTACACTTGATGCACTTTTCAAACATTTTCACTCCCCATTTCCACGAATTTTGTTGAACCGTGTCGAATACTTGTTTTACCATGCAGATACTTGCTGAACCAATGTTGTTTTCAGGCATATGGAATGATAGCCTGAAAGCGGGTCAGGAATGGCCTGTCATTTCTTTCCGTGTGTGGGGGTGTCGAGTGGCACGGCATCCCCACACAAGCGAATCATTATAATTTGCACAATATTACGAATATGTCAATTTGTATTGTGCAATCCCGAATACTATTGTAGGATAATCTTCAGAACATTTGTTCTTTATCAACAAATGAAAGGAATTGGATTATTATGACGAAAGAACAATATTTGAATGAAATCGTCAAGTTGTTAGACCAGTGCAATGATCTTGAATTGCTTGATCTTACTTTCCAGATTCTTTGCAAAAGCGCCTGTTAATCAAGTAAGCGCAGTAAGCTTTCTAACTTTTCAGGCTCCAACATATATATTTTCTTTACGGCAAGCAGAAAGTTTTCGTCTGTCCGTAACCTTACAACGATGTCAGCGATGGCATCGTTGTTTTTTTGTGCCTGCGGTCTATCCATTGGAACGTCATAGCCCCACAACCACATTTCAGAAACATTAAGTGCTAACGCTATTTTATAAATAGCTTCTTGTTTTGGTTCATATCGCCCTGATAAGTAATTACTGATTGATCCTTTATCAATACCTGTGGCCTTAACAATATCAACCTGCTTTTTCCCGGTGATGCTCATTGCTTCACGCATTCTTTCAGGTGTTGTAGCCACACGGTTAAATGAATTTTCCATTGTAATGCCCCCCTTCCATTTTTATCTAATATACGTTGTTTGTTTAGATAAGTCAACAAAAATATACCGATTGACAAAAGAAGTTTGGAAATATCAAAACTTATGCTTGACATCAGAAATTATAGCGATATAATAAAAGCATGAAGTTTGGAAACCCAAACACAGGGCCACAAGGCCGGGAGGAAATAGAAATGAAACAGTTTGAAAGTTTGCTGAAAAGTGAGATCAAGAAAATTGAGAAGTACGCACAGCAGCGTGACGGTAAGGATTCCCGGCTGACTGGATACGGCAGCAGCGGAGCGGATGAACTTGGCTTCGTGGAAGTCCGCTGCGAAATCTGTTCCAACGGCATGACGGAACGTGAACAGGATGTGATCTTCAGCGTGTTCATGCCGGATAGAAGACGTTCATTCGTGTGTGAAGCACTGAATCGCTGAAACTGATACCCGTCCCGGAGGTTACGAGGGCAGAAAGGAAAAGATAATGAACATTCCGGGCGTTTTTGATTTCACAGTTAGCGGCATTGATGGAAATGGCTTCCAGTATTACACAGGAATGCTTGAACCTGAACGTCTTGATTCACATGGGATGCGTGTTGGTAGTGCGTTTCACATCGGTATTTCCCATTCAAAAAGCCAATCTTCTCTTTGGACATTTCAATGGATTGGCGGCGTTCCGCATAATTGGGAACACATCAAGACATTTAAGGGTGAAGTTCTTGATCCCAGCGAAACCGAACGAATCTTGAAAAAGTATAAGTTAATTGATTAAGCCGAAACGGGCCTGATGGCCCGTCCACCGGAACCGCCCCACCGGTGCTGATGATGGCAGGGCAATACATAAGAAAGGACTGATAGAATGAGTGCAAGCTACGCAAAGTTACGAGGGAAAATTAAAGAAAAATTCGGAAGTCAGGACAGTTTTGCTTCCGCTATGGAAATGGATCGTTCAACGCTCAGCCTGAAGCTGAACGGGAAAAGCGATTGGACACGGCAGGAAATTGAAAAGAGCTGTTCCCTGCTTCAAATTCCTGTCGTAGATGTCTACGCTTATTTTTTTACCGTTTAAGTTTGGAAAGCCAAACATTTGATGAAAGGAGCCTGACAGATGAAGCGTGAATTTACGCCGGAAGAACTGGTGGATGCGGAAATCGAACGGCTGAAAAAGACAGATGCCGTGAAGCTGGCACAGAAGGAACAGCGGTTGATTCACCGCAAGCGGAAGTATCTGGCTGATCTCCGATGGTTGGAAAAGCGAGGGAAAAAACTGATGCAGGAAGGCTGGACGTTGGACACGCTGGAACTGCTGTTCAAGGACATCCCGGAAGAATCGGACATTCAGACAAGCTGCTGAAGCATAGGTTAAAAGACTAACTGAAAGGGCGTGGTCTTTTGGCAAAGGATGACACTTACAAGGAAGTCAGGGTTTTTCATTATCCGGGAATGACAGTCAGGGTTCATATTCCTGATTTGACGGAAGAAGAACTTAAACGGCGCAGAAAGATTGCTGAAAAGGCTGCGGCTGACCTTCTGAAAGAAGTGATGATGAACGAAAGGAAGCGTGAAAATGAGCAACGAAAGAAAGCGCAAGACCAGAAATCAGCGGAAGCGTGATATGTGGCGAACGGCCTTCATGGTGGTTGCACTTGTTCTGCTTTGGATGCTGCTCTGCACCATGCTTGTCAAGGCATGGGTCGATGAACCGCTTGAAAGCGGCTATGAATACATTGAATCCATCGGTGGTGATCCCTATGAGGATTTTCAGGACTGATGATCCGGCAGCGGACTTCAACCGATGGGACGCAGAACAAACGGCGTGGCTACGGAAACGGCCTGTGTGCTGCTACTGCGGCGAACACATACAAGATGATTACTTCTATCAGATTAATGATGAAGTGATATGTAAGGACTGCCTTGACGGTCAGTTCAGAAAGGATGTCGAGGATTACATAGAATGAAGGTTTTGGAACTTTTCGCCGGAACAAGAAGCATCGGCCCAGCGCCGAAGTTCAAGCCGATGTGCAAGAACGGTTCTCCGTGCCATGCGGCAGCGCCAAGAGGGGCGAAAACAGGGACGCAGGGATTGAAGGGTAGCAAAGAAAGAAGTGTCATTCCCTCTGAACTGTGTCAGCACATCGTTGAAATCTGCGAGGAATAAGCAACGGAAAAGAAATGATAGGCAGCTTTCCTGATCCCAATCTTAGAAAGGGCTGAAACAGATATGAAAGAGTTCATCCGTGCTTTCATTCTTTGGAAGCAGATCATGAAAGATTCAAAAGAGGAGAAATGAACATGGCAAATTTATATGACATTGACCAAGCAATTCTTTCCTGCATCGACATGGAAACAGGCGAAGTGATTGATTCTGAACAGCTTGACCGCCTTCAGATGGAACGAGATCAGAAGGTTGAAGGCGTGGCCTGTTGGATCAAGAACCTTCAGGCTGACGCTCTGGCTTTCAAGGCCGAAAAGGAAGCCTTTGACAAGCGTGAAAAGGCCGCAACGGCAAAGGCCGACAGCCTGAAGAAGTGGCTTGCAAACGCTCTGGAAGGTCAGAAGTTCAGCACGGCGAAATGTGCGGTCAGCTTCCGTAAGTCTGAAACCGTGGAAGTTGAAGATGTATCGCTGCTTCCTGCTGACCTGTTGAGAGAAAAGACCACGGTTGAACCGAACAAGACAGCAATCAAAGCACTGCTGAAAGGCGGTCAGAACGTGGTTGGCTGTCATCTGGTTGAGAATCAGAACGTGCAGATCAAATGAAAGGGGTGAAATGAATGGGCATTCCTGTTCTTGTTTTGGGTGAATCCGGCAGCGGTAAATCTGCCAGCCTTCGCAATTTTGAACCTGAAGATGTCAGTATCTTCAACGTTGCTGCAAAGCCGCTTCCATTCAAGAAGAAGCTGCCGAAGAAAGCCACTTCTGACTATGCCGTGATTATGGACGGTATCAGCAAGAGCCAGAAGAAAGCGTTCGTGATTGATGATAGTCAATACCTGATGTGCTTTGAATCCTTCAGCAGAGCCAAGGAAACAGGCTTTGGAAAGTTCACAGATTTTGCACTGCATTTTTACAATCTGGTGCAGTTTGTAATCCGGCAGACACCGCCTGATGTCATCGTCTACTTCCTGCATCATGTGGAAGCTGACAGCAACACAGGCAAGGTGAAAGCAAAGACGATGGGCAAGATGCTTGACAGTCAGTTGACCTTGGAAGGACTGTTTTCCATCGTCCTGATGTGTGTGACAGACGGAAAGAAGCACAGTTTCATTACGCAGTCAGACGGCTTCACAACGGCGAAAAGTCCGATGGATATGTTCCCGGCTACGATTGACAATGACTTGAAATCCGTGGATCAGACGATCCGTGAATATTATGAACTGAACGAAAAGGAGAAAGAACAATGATTAGAAAGCCTAACAACTGGAATGAAGTGCAGGAATTCACTGACCGTCCGAAGCTTCCCCTTGGCGCTTACGTCTGTAAGGTCAGACGTGCCGTGATCCAGTCCAATGACTACGGTGAGCAGCTTTGCATCCTGTTTGATATTGCTGAAGGTGAGTTTGCCGGGTTCTTCGATGCTGATTTCAAGGCAAACACAAGAATGGACAAGAAGTGGAAGGGCGTTCTGCGTCAGTTCATTCCGAAGGATGACGGAAGCGAAAAGGACGAATGGACAAAGAGCAGCTTCAAGGGCATGGTCACATCCTTTGAAAAGTCCAATCCCGGCTATCAGTGGAATTGGGATGAAGTGTCCCTTTCCGGCAAGCTGGTTGGCATCCTGTTCCGTAATGAAGAATGGGAGTATGAAGGAAAGACTGGCTGGGCGGTTCGTCCCTTCCGGGCTATTTCTGTTGACAGTGTAAGAAGCGGAGATTTCACGCTTCCGAAGGACAAGCCCTTGAAGAACAAAACAGCTTCTTCCGTGGCTGACAACTTCAACGCACTGAATGACCGTGTGAATCAGACATTTGCTGAATCCGAAGATGACGGTGAACTTCCGTTCTGAAAGGATGATGCTGAATGGGCAAATACCTTGGCGAAACATTCAGAATTCCATATCCCAAAAGCAAGGCCGGAAGTAAGAATTGGTCGAAGCAATACGGTGTGAATGCCTACTACGCCGGGAAACATTGGAGCGTCAGAAAGCGTGATGCGGAGTTCTGGCACATGATGGTTCGTTCCTGCATGAACAGTCAGGATGTCCGGCGTGAGCCATTCAAGCGGCCTGTCATCATCACTTTCCGTTGGAATGACCGCCTTGACATCGACAATCACGCAATCATGGGAAAAATGATTGTCGATGCAATGAAAGGCCGTGTCATTGAGGATGACAGCAGACGTTGGGTGAAAGGCGTTTGCCACTACTTCCACGATGAAGATTACATCACCGTGGAAATTCGTGAAATCACATGATTTGAAAGGAATACATAGGTTCATGGAAACAATCAGGATCAAATACCTTCGTAACATCCAGAAGATTGAGCGGTTCAACGTTGGTGACTGGATTGATCTTCGTGCTGCCGAAGATGTCATGATTGACAGCGGTCAATTCAAGCTGATTCCTCTGGGTGTTGCGATGGAACTTCCGCATGGCTATGAAGCCCTTGTTGCTCCAAGAAGCAGCACCTTCAAGAAGCTTGGAATCATCCTTGCAAACAGCATCGGAATCATTGATGAAAGCTACAAGGGTGATAACGATGAATGGCACTTCCCTGCTTACGCTGTCAAAGACACCTTCATTCACAAGAACGAACGGATTTGTCAGTTTAGAATCATCAGGCATCAGCCCATGATCCACCTGCTTGAAGTTGACCATCTGGGCAATGAAGACCGTGGCGGCATTGGCAGCACTGGACGGATCTGAAAGGAAGCACATATGAATTTTACGAAAGCACAGAAGGAAATCGTCAATGAACTTTTAGCCGGAAGGCGTGTTTGTGGATTCGATATTGACGAAAAATCAATTCTTGTTTCCACTGATGGGTACAAAGCTTATATTTTACCGATTGCATCTGTAGTTTTTAGCCTTGATAAAGTAAAGAAAATAACGCCTTTCCCTGTTACTGAAATCGTCAAGGATGAAAACGAACTGCATCTGACACCTGACTTCCGCCTTTTGAACGGCTTCAGAAAAACGATGGTAAGACGGCTGAAAGGCAATGGTAAAAACGTCTTTGTCAACACGAAATTCCTTGAATGCTTCCAGAATCCGCAGTTCTTCCAAGCAGAAAGCAAAAACAGCAGCGTTATTGTTACTGAAAAATTCGGTGGCAAGAATATTCCTGTTGGAATCGTCCTTCCTGTTCGTTGCACATGGGATAATGACAACAATTATTACAACGATATGGAAAGGGCGTGACAGCATGGAGCAGTGTTGCGGAACCTGCAAATACCATCACCACGAAAGCATTGATGATGGTTGGGTGTGCGTCAATTCTGAAAGCGAATATTGCACGGACTGGACGGAATATGATGATTCCTGTTATGAATGGGAAGGACGTGAATGACATGGACAATCCCTATTGGGAACGCATTTGCAAGCTTTCTGAGCGTCAGAGGGCAAAGGGTATGGAAACATACGGGCAAGAGATTGAAAACAATCCTATGGGCATTGTAGGCCGTCTGACGTACCTTGAAGAAGAACTGGTTGATGCGCTCATGTATTGCGAATGGATCAAGGACAAGCTTGCTGAATTGGAAGGTGAAAAACGTGATTAAAATTGAAAAAACAGAAGTCGTTGGATGGGAACCCGCTATCAGGGGAATGCGGAATCCGATGAACTCTTGGGAGAAGAGCGATAGCTTTATCTGTAAAGAGCATGGTGCCATGACAAACGAAGAGATTGAAGCCGAATGCGGAAAATGCCCTAAGTGTGACGGATGCGATATTTATGATCGTGAACCTCATTTTATTGTCGGACCTAATGATCTCAAGCTTATGACCACGCTTCGCAACGCTGGAACTGCTGACCGAAAGTTCATGCGGATGATTACGGTCTATGTTGATCTGACGGCTCCGCTGTACTGGTGGAAGGAATTTAAAACTTATCGTGCTGGAAAAAGATTCGGAGACGATGAACCAGATGTCTTCATTATCCATGAAGATTATCTGGAATACGACATTGAAATGAATTCCTGCTCCACCATGCACAAGATTCACGCAAAGGAATTTACGCTGGATGATTTCAGTCATGAACACTTGACAAGTGAAACAGACGGCCTTTGGGTGAACGCTGACGGCAAGGATTTCATGTGTTCTGCTTATGACTTCTGCACAATCACTTGTGATGTGCTGAACTTTTACAGAAGGAAATACCTTGAAACCAAAGATAAAAAATACTGGTGGCAAATGATTCAGCTGCTTCCCACCAGCTACAACCAGAAGCGAACAGTCATGCTGAACTATGAAGTTCTTGCGAATATGTACAAGAGCCGGAAGAACCACAAGCTGGACGAATGGCATGACTTCTGCCACTGGATTGAATCACTTCCATACTCTGAATTGATTACAGGATAAACAACAGGACACCTGCCCTGCTGCGGTGGGGCAGGTTCCACCAAACATAAGAAAGGGTGATACGATGAACGATTTGAAGCCTACAACCAAAATCGTAAAAGCCATTCTGGAAAATGACACAAGAGCCAGAAACAATGACGGTTATCTTTACATCAAGGTTTTGGAAGTCCGTGGAGCGCAGGACGGTGTTAACTACATTTCCCTTCCGGTGAAGGACTTCCTGCCTTACGTCAATTCTATGGGCGTTCCGAACGCTGAAACCGTCAGACGGACACGGCAGAAGGTTCAGCAGCATCATCCTGAACTTGCCGCCTGTGACAACGTGAAGGGGCTTCGGATGATAAACGAAACGGAGTTCCGGCAGTATTCAAGGGGTGAAGTCTGATGGCTTTGTCAGAATTCGTTGTTCCGTATGAATCAAAGACAAATATTTGCTTTGACTGTGACAAGGCGTGTGGCGGTTGTTCGTGGTCTGAAATTGATCCGGCAACAGACAGGCCAAGATTTGCACCTGTTCCCGGATGGACGGCAGAAAAAATCATGCTGAATGTCGGAGCTGCTAAAAATCAGAAAAGATTTCTGCAAACCTACCACATCACCGCTTGTCCTGAATATGTCGGCGGGGGGTGGTAAGAATGGCTGATGTGAAATGGATCAAAATTACAACTGACATCTTTGATGATGAAAAGATTCTTCTGATTGAAAGCCTTCCTGATGCTTATGCAATCATCGTGGTATGGTTCAAGCTGCTGTGCCTTGCTGGAAAGCAGAACAATAGCGGTGTCTTTATGATGGGGCAGATTGCCTATACAGACAAAATGCTTGCAACCATCTTCCGCATGAAAGAATCAACTGTCCAGCTTGCCCTTCAGACCTTTGAACAGTTTGGAATGGTGGAAATCATTGACGGTGTGATTACTATTCCGAATTGGGGAAAGCATCAGAATTTGGATCAGCTTGAATCCAAGAAAGAATATATGCGGAAGTACATGAAGGAATACCGTGAAAAGCAAAAACTTTTGACAGGTAAAACTTCGTGTAAAACTAACAGTAAAGCTAATGTTAGCGAAGCAGATAAAGAAGAAGATAAAGAATTAGAAAGAGAAAAAGAAGAATTACCTAAAGGTAATTCTAAGAAACCCGTCAAGCACAAATACGGCGAATACAACAATGTTCTGCTGACTGATGATGAACTGGACAAGCTGAAAAACGAATATCCTGACTGGCAAGAACGCATTGAACGCCTATCATCTTACGTTGCATCAACCGGGAAGTCCTATAAGAGCCACTATGCGACAATTCGGAACTGGGCAAGGAAGGATCAGACTGCACAGCCAACCAGACAGCAGCAGACTTATCACAAGCAGACCAAAGCTGAAGAACTTGATGATTTCTACAAGATGGCTGCGGAATGGAGTGAATCATGAATTATCCTTGTAAAGACTGCGCTGACAGAACCGTTGGATGTCACAGCACTTGCAAGAAATATCTTTCCGTGAAAAGTGCTTATAAGACTGAAACCAGCATAATCAACAAGGTAAAAACGGAACAAGATGATTTCGATGATTACAAAGTAAGGGCTGTTACAGCAACAAAGAAAAAAACTTGGTCAAAAAGGGGGTTGAAGTAATGGACAAGCGTGAATTTGGCCTGTTCGCTTCTGCAATCCGTACATATTACCCACGTGAACAAATTCTTCCAAACAAGGAAGCAATGGAACTGTGGTTCCGTGAACTGCAAGACATCCCCTTCCCTGTTGCTGAAGCTTCACTGCGGAAATGGGTGTCTACAAACAAATGGTCACCTTCTATTGCTGACATCAGGGAACTGTCTGCCAACGTCCAGAACGGTGACATCCCTGATTGGGGTGAAGGCTGGGAAGAAGTTCAGAGGGCAATCAGAAAGCACGGTATGTATAACGTGAAGGGTGCTATGGACAGCTTCACACCGTTGACAAGGCAGGTTGTTGAACGTCTTGGATTTAGAAACATTTGCGTTTCTGAAAATCCGATGGCTGAACGGGCAAATTTCCGGCAGTGCTATGAAATCCTTGCAAAGCGTGAACAGACACGGCAGCAGGTAGCACTTCCCTTGCAAGATACGATCAAGCAGCTTCAGAGTGGCTTCATGATGATTGGTGATGGGGGTGAAAACTAATGGATAAATTGAAATCTTGCCCGTTCTGCGGATATAAGGGCGTAGAGATACTTGCGGATGATAACGAGCATTTGTACTATCGGTACTTCTCACAGTGTCAGAGATGCTGTCAAGGAATGGAACAGGAGGGCTGACAATGGCGCTTAGAGAAAAACTGATGCACTACACGCATGATTTCGGCTACGGTGTTGACCTAAAGCAAGAAGCCATTGCAACCATCGAACATATCGCACAATACATGGACGAAGATGAACTCTTGCATCATAGTCGGCCCCTTGCTATCGCCTATCTTGCTCTAACGGAAGATGCTTCTGTGCCGGTGGTGCGGTGTGAGAACTGCAAGCATTTGTGCGTGTGGAATCGAAAAGATATGTACGCATTTTGCCCTAAAACAAACATTGCGTTTTTGCCGTTTGAGCAGGACACAAGGACATTCTTTTGCAGCTTCGGCGAGCGAAAGGAAAGTGACAATCAATGAAAATCACACTTGATATTCCTGACGGAATTATCTGCGGTTTCTTCAATGGCGTGGAGTATACAAAAAGCGGAATGCAATTAGTATCTTATCAGCTTGGCACTGATGATTTAACCGATGGAAAAATTGTTAAACTGCCGAGAGAACAGAAAGACGGTGAATCCTGATGTTTGGTAAACGAAAACTGAAAGCCGAAATAGTCCGTCTGACATATCGTGTGGAAGAACTGGAAGAAAGGCTTTGCCCGTGCGAGCGGCATGACTGGAAACAAATTGGAGTTGACTATACCTATGACGGCGTAGGCAGTTGCGATGCCTTGTATAACTACAAGTGCGCCAGATGTGGGAAGAAAATGCGCTCCATTCAGCCTTACTTGGAAAAGGACGGTGGCGGTAATGCCGAATAAACAGTCCGGAATGATTGCCTTTGCCGAACGGTACGCAAAGAACAAAGTGGAAACCGCACAACTGCTGATGATTCAGTACATGGCTGATACGCTTCAAATGGCCCTGCATCAAACAGAGGGATGGGGCTATAACCGGATCATGCGCTTGTGTGCAGCATGGAAGGAAACCCGGCAAGAGTACAGTGCAGCTATTGATCCCAGTAATCCAGAAGCGGACGTGTATCAAGAGCATATGGACAGAGTGCTTGCAGAGATTATCAACGGCAAACAGGAATTGTTCCCATTCAGTCAGAGATACCCGGAACTGAAAAAAATCAAGTATGGGAAACGGTAAGGTGGAACATCCGATGCAAGGAAAACTGGATGAACAAGATTTTGAACTTATTCTTTCCTACGCTGCACACGATATGAATTTAACACAGACAGGAAAGGTCATGTTCATGCACTATAATTCTATCAGGTACAGATTTGATGTGGTTCGGCGTAAAACTGGCCTTGATCCGCAAAAGTTTTATGATCTGGTGGAACTGGTAAAAATGGCGAAGTCCGACTTGAATTCGTGCAATGGGGGTGAAACCAATGGAAGCTGAAAAAAGCAATGCTGCAAAGGACTTTCTGAAGCAAGTCAGGCTGTGTGACATCCACATCAAGAACAAGCTGGAAGAAAAGGCACGTCTGCAAGCACTGGCCTTGAAGATCACTTCTTCCCTATCCGCTGAACACGTTTCTGGTTCCGGCAATCAGGATAAGATGGGTGATGCTGTTGCAAAGATTATTGATCTGGACAATGAAATTGACAAGTCTGTGGATGAATATGTTGAAAAGAAAAAAGAGGTCATTGCAGTCCTTGAAAAGATTCAAAATCCAGATCAGCTTGATATTCTCTATAAGCGATACATACAGTATGAATCCTTTGAACAGATTTCAAGTGAAATGAGTATGTCTTACAGAAACGTATGCAATATTCATGGTAAGGCATTACACACCGTAAATGAACTACTAAAAAATGAAAGTGTGCAGTAAATTTCATAGAATTTCATATTGAATCTGTGATATTGTTATACTGACATAATAAGAAAGCCTGATAGGGTACTTCCCTATTGGGCTTTTTCTATTGTTTAGCAAATAAATAAGCTAACTATTTTGCTTTAGTTAGTTTAATTTGAAAGAAAGGTGATGATTGTGGCTTATACTGGTACATCTTTCAGCAAGGATGAACAGAGAGAACTTGTTATTGATGCAATCGCTGTTCTACTTGGAGATTATAAGATAACCAGAAAATATGCTGCAATTCTTATTCTGAAAGCATTGCTTCCACGAAAGTTGATGAAAGCAGTTCTTGAAGATGATACTATCTATCCTTTCGACAGAAATGATGGAAGGGTTAGAAAGTGGACTGCAAAAATACTTGAAAAAGGGAAATGCGAAATCTGCGGTTCAGAAGAGCATTTAGAAGCACATCATATCATCAAGTGGTCGGATTTTCCGGGCGGAAGAATTGATTTGAAGAACGGTCAATGCTTGTGTCATGAGTGTCATACAAAACAGCACTTGCACGATCCGTCATATCACATGATGGCTGCAAAAAAGTACGAATAGCGAAAGGCGGTGAATGACTTGGCATTATCAGTCAAACAGGAAAAGTTCTGCCTTGAATATGCCAAGTCAGGAAACCAAAGACAGGCATATTTGAAAGCAGGATATAAATGCAAGAATGAAGCGTCAGCAGATGCAAGTGCAAGTCAATTATTAAGAAATCCTAAGGTAAAAGAAAGACTTGCTGAATTGGCAGAAGAAATCAAGAACGCTTCCATTGCCGATGTGACAGAAATGCAGCAAGCGTTGACAAACATTATCCGTCAGCAGATGGATGAAGAAGTTATTGTTGTTGAATCTGTTGGCGATTTTATGTCTGAAGCAAGAACAATGAACAAAAAGCCTGCAATCAAAGATGTTATCAGTGCAATCAATACGCTTGGGAAAATGCAGGGCTTGTTTGTTGATAAGGTGCAGCAGGAAGTTGATATGGATTTGAACATCACTGTTGATTACGGGGATGATGACGAATGAACATCAAGGTTCAGGCAAATCCCTGCTTCAAAGAGGTTGACCGAAGCAAGAAACGCTATATCGTGATGAAAGGGTCGGCAGGTAGCGGAAAATCCGTTGACACGGCGCAGAACTATATCCTGCGGCTGATGCGTGACAGGGGCAGGAACCTTGTCTGCATCCGCAAATCCGACATTACAAACCGTGACAGCACCTTTGCTGAACTGACAGGCGCTATTTACCGGATGTTTGGCGATAAGGCGGAACGGTATTGGAGAATCACACAAAGCCCGCTGAAGCTGACCTGCAAAGCCAATGGCAACCAGATCATATTCCGTGGAATGAACGATGACAAGCAGCGTGAAAAGCTGAAGTCCATCACCTTCCAGAAAGGCAAGCTGACGGACGTGTGGTGCGAGGAAGCAACAGAGCTGACACAGGCTGACCTTGAAATCATTGATGACCGTCTGCGTGGTGAACTGCCTGACGGACAATTCTATCAGATCAGATTGACTTTCAATCCGGTGAATAAGAACCACTGGATCAAGAAAGTCTTTTTTGATATTCCAGATGACAATGTGCTGTGTCATCATTCCACATACCTGATGAACCGCTTCATTGATGATGCGTACAGGAAGCGTATGGAGCGGAGAAAGGTTGTTGACCCGGAAGGCTATCAGATATACGGTCTTGGAGAATGGGGCGAAATCGGCGGTCTGATTCTCCACAACTGGGAAGTCAAAGAGATTTCGCAGAATCCGGAAGACTATGACGATTTTGCAAACGGTCAGGACTTCGGCTTCAATCATGCAAACGTCATCCTTCCTGTTGGCATCAAGGACGATGACCTGTATATCACGAAGGAACTGTATGAATTCGAGAAGGACACCAATGAACTGATTCAGCTTGCGGATCGGTTAGGGATCGACCGCAGAAAACAGATGTGGTGTGATTCCGCAGAGCCGGACAGAATCAAGATGTGGCAGAAAGCCGGGTTCCGTGCCTGCGGCGTGGACAAGGGCGGTTCTGCTGGTTCTGTGAAGGCTCAGATAGACTGGCTAAAGCAGCGGAAGATATACGTCCACCCTTCCTGCGTAAATACCATCAAGGAATTGCAGCAGTGGAAATGGAAGAAGGATGAAAGAACCGGGGAATACTTGGATGAACCTGTTCCATTTCAGGATGATGCAATGGCGGCGCTTCGCTATTCCGTTGAGGGATGGAGAAAGAGACCGAAAGCAAAGGCAGTCAAAAGGATATGGTAAAGCTATGTGTTCCCATCAGTTCATCAAAATAAATGATGTGTCAGTCTGCAAACGATGTGGGCTGACATTTTCTTTTGACGGAAAAGTTATGTTTGACAGACGTTTTGTTAATATCAACAAAACATCAAGGAAGAAACGAGGGAAAAGAAATGCCCAGAAGCGAATATGAGTTGTACCCTGATTTTCAGGCGGAAATTGATGAAATTGACCGGTTGGGAATCAGTGATGCACTTCTGAATAAAATCATCGACAAACACGCCGCAAACAGAATGTACAACTGGAACCTGCACAAGCGGTATGAGGTGCTTGACGGTGAAGTTCCTATCTTCCAGCGGATTCCACGGTTTGACGAAGAAAACCCGGTCAACAACAAAGTCAACAATGATTTCTTCGGTGAGATCGTGGACTTCAAGACGGGCTATTTCGCCGGAAAGCCTGCTGTTTATAGCTATGCTGACACAGCGGAAAGCAAGGAAGACACGGGCGGCGAAGAAGCCAGAGACGAAGCCAGCAAGGCACTTTCTGATTTCGTGACACGGAACAATATGTATGATGTGGATATGGACATCACGAAGTTTGCTGCTATCGCCGGATATGCCGGACGGATGTTCTACCACGACACAGACGGAAACGAACGCTGTATGGCGCTTCCCTCTTATGAAACCATTGTGCTGTCGGAAACAAGCATCATGGAGCCGAAATACGGCATCCGCTACTATAAGACAATCGGCCTTGGCGGTGAAGAAATCTGGAAGGCTGAATTCGATGACGGAAAGACAATCCGCTTCTATGAGGGCTTCGCTGGCGGTCTGACGGAGAAGCCGGAAAAGGCCATGCCGAACCTGTTCGGCTTCTGCGCCATTCAGGGTATTCCCAATAACTCTGAAATGCTGGGCGATGTGGAAAAGGTCATGGAACTGATTGACGCATATGACCGCACTGTGTCCGATGAAAACAATGAAATTGACAGCTTTGCAAATGCTTATATGGCGTTTGAGAATGTTGAAATGGACGATGAAGAAATCAGAAAGGGTCAGCGGACAGGCGCTTTCCAGTATTTTAGCAGCGGAAACCAGCCGGGAAGCATCCACTTTATCACGAAGGACATCAATGACGCTTTTGTGGAGCATCATCTTGAACGTCTGGAAGAGAACATTTACAGATTCAGTAAAACGCCGAACATGGCGGATGAGAATTTCAGCCAGAACGCAAGCGGCGTGGCTATGAAGTTCAAGCTGACTGGCCTTGAAGCAAAATGCGGTATGTTCCAAGCGAAGATGATTACAGCTGGCGTGTATATGTTCAAGCTGCTTGCTGGCTGCTGGGCAAAGAAGCGCATCCCATGTGATCCGCTTCAGTGCTATATCACATTCAAGCGGAACTTCCCTGTTGACCTTCAGAACGAAGCGCAGGCCGTGTCCGCTATCATCAGTTCCGGTATGCCGAAACGGATTGCCTTCAGCCAGTATTCTTTCGTGGATGACGTGGAAGAAGTCATGCAGCTGATTGAAGAGGAAAAGGACGATATTCCGAACCTTTACACAGATACCAAAGAGGATCAGGAAGACGATTCGGACAAGGATGAAAAACCGCCTGAAGGCTCTGAGGATGAAGAAGATGTTGAAGAATAACGCTTCTTCACGATTGGGGGTGCGCTATGGCGAAAGATTACCAGTATCTGTTTTCACAGCTTCGCCGGATTGAGGATCACAGAGAGCAGCAGGCCGAAAAGGAAATCAGAAAGCTTTACAAGAAGATTCTGAAGGAAACCCGGCAGTTCATTGCCGAAGAGTATTATCAGCTTTCGGAAGACGGAAAGCTGACATTTGAAATCCTGCGGTCAAAGAGCATGGACGCACGGTTCTTGCAAGAGGTTGAACAGCGGCTTGGAGATTTGTCCATTGACGTTTCCAGAGAAATCAAGCGGACCGTTGAGGAAATGTACCAGCTATCCTATGACGGGATTAGAAACGCTGTGGAGAAAGGCAAGGACAGCAAGGAACTGCAAGCCTTCTTCCAAGGCGTTGACACTGCGACAGCGCAAACGGCATGGGCAAGCGTGGACAATACCATCATGGACGTTGCGCTGGAAAAGAACCATAAGAACATCATCTGGGACATCAAGCGTGAGGTTGCAACGGCTCTGACGGTTGGTGATCGGTTTGACACGATGGCTGACCGCATTGCCGGGAAGCTGAATGGCAATTACAAGAAAGCAATCCTGATTGCACGAACCGAAGTCGGACGTGTGCGGGAAGCTGGACACCTTGCTTCTGCAAAGAATCTCAATGATGCGCTGCAAAATGGAAATTCCGGTATGCGGATGGTGAAAAAGTGGATGACCATGCGGGACGGCAGCGTTCGTGATACCCATTCCCGCATGAATGGCGTGATCGTGGAAATGGACGAAGCGTTTGAACTGCCAAGCGGCGTAAAGACGATGGCTCCGAAGCAGAGCGGCGTTGCAGCAGAGGATTGCAACTGCCGCTGCTATGTCAGCTATCAGCTTATGGACGATGAAGAATTTTTCAAGGCAACCGGGAAGCATTTTTCTGGAAATATATTGAAAACGGATGAAGATTCTTCTAAAATGGAAGCTGAAAAATTCGTGCCAGCAAAGACAATCAAAGAAGCTGAACAGTATGCAAAATCAAGCCTTGGAATTGAGTGTTCTTATAAGGGCGTTGATATTCAGTGCGCAAATGAAATGAATGCTGCGTTCAAGCGTGGAATTGACTACTGCCCTGCAATCAGAAACCGTTTGAAATTCGTTGGTTCCGGTCAGGAGCGCAACAAACGCTTCAAAAAGGAAATGACGGACTTCTATCTGAACGATCTGAAAACACGTTATCCCGGTCAATCCGATGCGTGGTACAGCAAATATGCAAAATCGTTCGCAAATAAGACGGTTGGGCGTATTGATGGCAATACATACGCTTTCGCAAGCGGCAGAAAGCCTTCAACGAACGATATTGTAAATAAATACAGCGGCATTGTTATAAACAATAAATGGGGAGAAAACCCGGAAGCGTTTATCAAGTCCCTTAAACGGTGCGTTGAAGTCAAATGGCATCCTGAATCGTGTGATACGATTGCTTCTGTGTTTGACCACGAAGTTGCACATCAAATCGACTATGCAACTGGAATCCGTGATAACAAAGAACTGAAAGATTTGTGGGGTTCCATGTCCAAGAGTGAAATCAAAGAAGGGCTTTCTGAATACGGCGCTTCCAGCATAGCGGAATTTATTGCTGAAGGTTACTCTGAATTTGTAAACAGCAGAAATCCCCGTAAGATTGCAAGGAAAATCGGCGAAATCATTGAAAAGGCGGTGAAACAGTCATGACGAAAGCTGAATTTGTAAAGATGGCAACAGAATACGGATATTCCAAAGAAGACATTGATGAAATGACCGCCATGATTGAACAAGCCAGAAATGATGGCGTTCCGATGGACTATGATGTTATCGTACTGACAGAACAGCCTAAATATTAAAGCACTGTGCAATCGCATGGTGCTTTTTTCATGCACAATATGTTGAGCTGCCGCCTGAAAGGGCGGTTTTTTCATGCAAAAAAACGGAGGGAATCAGAAACGGACAGCCGGGGAAACCCGTGTATAGGAGAAATCTTATGGCGATTCGTTATGAAGCTGGGTCTGACGGTCTTTTCATAGGGCGGCAGGGGGAAAATCTTGCAAGAGAAATTGAGTTCGACATCAGCGGATGGGCTGAAACATTTGGAGAAGGGACGGTTCATGCGCTGCACAGGCGCAAGGATGACCCTCTTCCCTATCCGCTCAATTTGACCGTTGCTGACGGGAAAGCAGTATGGGCAGTTACCAGCGCTGACACGGCGCAGACAGGCTGTGGAGAATGCGAACTGCGGTATGTTGTGGGCGATGTGCTGGTAAAGTCCATGATTTACAAGACGTTCGTTGCTCTGTCTCTGGAAGGTGAAATGAAGAATCCGGAAGCCCTGCCGGACTGGATCACAGAAGTTCTGGCAGCTGGTGAAGCGGCGAAAAGCATTGTAATTCCGGAGGGTGCAAAGTGTATCAAATATGTGGAAAGCCTTGATAAGAACAACATTAAATATCTGCGTGATCTTGAAACAGGCTTTTATTTCCTGTATGGAATTTTTCAGCCATATCCCGGCGCTCACCGGACCATGTACATATACGGTACAATTCCGTATTTTATCGGCAGAACAAAGAATAAGAGTTATATTCAGAAGTTTGGACTTTCTGATGATGAAATAGACTACGCAGAAATTACCGATAGCACATATGAGGATAAGACCATACGGTTGACGGAACTTGAAGCACTCAAAAACAAGGTGTCTGAGGTGAACGAAACATCTGACGATGAACACTATCCGTCAGCAAAGGCGGTATTTGATGCACTGCCGAAGAAAGAAAAGTTCAAGCGAATTGAAACGATCATCCTTTCTGCTGCTGCAACGGAGATCGTCAGAGCGGAAACACCTGACGGAACGCCGTATGCGTTCAAGGCGGTATTGCTGGAAATTGGAACGTCAACTGCTGGCAAAACCGGAAATCTGACGGTCACGGCAAAGGACAAGGAAGATGGAAAGAATCTTTGCTATGAGATCGTGAACAATGCTGTGGTTGACGGGATTGCAGTTAGAACGAAATTCCTTGCTGTTCGGTATGGTGGAATCTATTTTTCTGCATCAACAGAAGGAAACCGCAACAATTACAGAAACGTTAATTCTGGTGCATCTTCCATTTCTCTGACCGATGATAGCATTGGTTATCTGCAAATCACTGGAAATATTCCAAATGGAACGGTCATCACAATTTATGCAATCGAAGAATAACGGTATCAGCGAAAGGAGAACACTCATGAAGTTCGCAGAAGCATTCAAAGCCATGAAAAGTGGGGCAAAGATCAAGCTTCCGTCTTGGGGCGGATATTGGTACTGGGACGATGAAAAGCAGACTATCATGATGCACTGCAAGGATGGGACAGTTCTTGACATCCGTGAAACTCAGGTTGTTGAGTACACAACCATGAACATCTGTTCTGAAGAATGGGTAATTGCTGACGAAAACAACTGCCCTCAGCTTGGCGGTGAAGCTGCATTTTCTTTCGGTGAAGCAATTAAGTACATCAAGCGTGGAATGAAGGTGAAGCGCAAAGGATGGAACGGAAAGAACCAGCACATTGAACTTGCTACCAGAATCAGCTACATGACCGCAAGCGATGAACTTGTGAACGTTGAGCATGACGCAATCGGGAACAAGGCTATCGCATTTTGCGGTACATCCGGCGTTCAGATGGGCTGGCTGGCTTCTCAGGCTGATATGCTGGCTGATGACTGGGTGTTTGCTGAATAACGAACGGTATTCCAGTGGGCTGCAAGGCTTCTATTCGGCGGTGTGTGCGCCGTGGAGCGGCTTTGCGGAACTCAGAATATAAATCTGTGGGCTATGGCAGAAAGGCCGTAGAACTCAAATATGGAGGTTTTATCAATGACAATCGAAGAACTGAAGAAGCTGCTGGAAGACGGCAAGATCACGAAGGAGCAGTTCAAGACCATGGCGCTTGCGATTGACCCGGACTTCAAGGAGGATGATCCCAATCCTGACCCTGATAAGGACAAGGACAAGAAGCCGGACATCGAAAAGCTGATTCAGCAGGCCGTTGACCGGGCAACAAACAAGCTGGGCAACGATAACAAGCGCCTGCGGGAAGAACTGGACACCATCAAGAAGGAAAAGCTGACTGCGGAAGAACGGGCTGAACTGGAACGGAAGCAGGAGCGGGAACAGTTTGAACAGGAACGTGCTGAATTCCAGAAGGAGAAGAACAAGCTCTACGCTGTAAAAGCAATCAAGGCTGCTGGACTGGACGATGGAAGTGACAAGGCACTGGAACTTGTGAACTTTGTTATGGGTTCGGACGAAAAGGAAATTGATTCCCGTGTGAAAGCCTTCGGTGATCTGGTGAAAAAGTTTGTCGCATCGGAAGTTGATAAGACCTTCAAGGAAGCCGGACGCAATCCGGGCAAAGGCAGTTCCGGCAGCGATGAAAAGAACCCTTACACCAAAGAGCATTTCAACCTGACGGAACAAATGAAGCTGGAAGCCACTGATCCGGAAAAGGCAAAACGGCTTCAGGCGGCGGCGCTTGCCGCAAAATAAGAACAAAGACACCTGAAAGGGTGTCTATTTTTATGCGAAAATGGAGGTTTTAACAAATGGCTGATTACACTACTTACAGCAATATGCAGATCGTGCCGTCCAAGTTTACGGCATACACTCTGGATCGTACCACTTCCCTGTCCGCTCTGGTTCGCAGCGGCATTGCAACCGCAGATGGTGTTGTGGCACAGCTTATCAACGGCACTCCGCAGGGCGGACGCTTCATCACCATGCCGCATTTCGATGCGCTGGAAGGCGATGACGATGTGTTCTCTGAGAGCGATGCAAGCGTGAGCAAGATTACCACTGGTTCCTGCAACGCTACCCTGCTGATGCGTCAGAAGGCGTGGGGCGCAACCGACCTGTCCCGTGTGCTTGGCGGCTCTGATCCCATGGCGGCTATTGGCAATCTGGTGGCTGACTGGTGGCTGGAAAAGGAGCAGGCAATTTACCTGTCCATCCTGAAGGGCATCCTTGATCCCACCAGCGGTGCGCTGAAGAACCATGTGAACGACATTTCTTCCGGTGACGGCAATGCCGCCAAGATTTCTGTGGGTGCGGCTCTGGACACGAAGCAGGCCCTTGGCGATCACGCTTCTTCTCTGGGCATGGTGTTTATGCACAGTGCTGTTTACACTGCCCTTCAGAAGAATCAGGACATCGCAACTGAGTATGACGCAACGCTTCAGATTCAGATTCAGACCTATCTGGGTTATCGTGTGGTGGTGGATGACGATATGCCTTATATCGCCTATACCGAAGCACAGTCTTCCGCTTCCGGCGCTATTGCGGTGACTACCGCCAATATCGGTGAGATTCAGCCCCATTGCAAGGCTACTCTGACCGCTGGCACGTCCTATGTGACGAAGGATGCTTCCATCACCTACACCACCTATTTCCTTGGCTCCGGCGCTCTGATCCGTCAGGACGGCACTCCCGCTGGCTTTATCAGCACCGAAACTGACCGTGACAAGCTGGGTGCGAAGGATTACCTGATTAACCGCCGCTGCATGGTGATTCATCCCCGTGGCCTGAGCTGGAACGTGAATGCTTCCTATCCTGAAGGCATTTACTATCCGACCAACGCCATGCTTGCCACTCCCGGCAACTGGTCTTTGATTACCAACCACAAGAAGGTTCCCGTTGCCGCTCTGGTTCACAAGATTTGACCATTTTCGTGACATCACGAAAATGATAGAAAGGAGGGCAAGAAATGTCCGCTACATTCTGGAATATGCGGAGACGGGCGGCGGCACAGAAAGCACAGCAGGAACAGACCGCTGAAAAGCCTGTGGAAGCAACTGAGGAACAGACCGCTGAAAAGCCTGTGGAAAAGCCGAAGAGGGGCAGGGTGAAGAAGGATGACGTATAACCTGACGGGGCTTCCTGTGAACACCAGTGACAGTGAAACCCTGATGATGGTCAATGCCGCTCTTTCTTGGATCAAGGAAAACACCACCCTTGAAATTGACCCGGAACAGGAATTGCCTTCCAACGTGAAACTGTTCACCGTGAAGTTCTGTGACATTATGAGCCATGCTTCCGGTGTTGCCAGTGAAAGCCTTGGAGGAATGAGCCAGTCCTTTACCACGGGTGGGACTGGCTTCCTTCTGGCTGATTTGGCATCACAGTTGTTTGGCTCTGCCTACAAGGGCAGAAACCGCTTTGTGACGGCGAAAAGCAGGTGGAAGTGATGGGCTTCCAAACGAAGACCAAAGTTGACCTGACAAAGCAGATGGAACAGGCGGCAAAGAGCCTTGACGGAATCAGCGTGGAGGTTGGCGTTATCAAGGGAGAACATCAATGGTTGGCTGGTATTCATGAGTATGGATGCACCATCCCTGTTACGCCGAAAATGAGGGCGTACCTGCACAGGATTGGCGTTCACCTGAAGAAGACTACCACGCAAATTGTGATCCCGGAACGCTCTTTTCTGCGGACAGGATATGACGTGAACCGGGATGACGCACTGCGGAAGGCAGAACGGCTGCTGCCGGACGTTCTGGACGGGAAGCTGTCAGCGGAACAATACTTTGAAACAGTGGGAACGCAGGTGCGGGACTACATCAAAGATTATGCCGTTGAACTGAGCGAACCGCCGAAGAAGGACTGGCCTACCCGTGACCCGGCTAAAACCAATCCGCTTGTCATATCCGGCGATATGATAAACGGCATTGAATACGAGGTGAAAAGATGAAACTGTATAACTTCACACGGCTGATTCGCAAATACAGCGTCACTTTTTGCCTGCACCGGACGCAGGGCGGATATGTTGCTGGAAAATGGGAAGATGGCGGCGAAGCCGTAAAGGAAATGCGGGGCGCTATCGTGCCAATCAGCGAACGTAAGATTTACGATTCTGGCGGCACATACACCACGCAAGACCGGGAACTGTACCTGACAGAGCCGCTGGAAGGCGATCTGAGCGAATATCAGGTAGTGTACAAGGGAAACACCTATGCCGTTGAGGAACAGCGGAATTTTGAAGATTACGCTGATGTGGCGGTATACACGCTGAAGTATATGAGCAAGGCGGTGAGCGAACATGATTAAGCATCGTCAGAACGAAATCGTGATCGTGGAAAAGCTGAAAGCCTATCTCAGTACGGATGTCCGTCCATGCGAGGTGATCCGGCAGAACCAGACGGCGAAGGTTCCCCCCTATCCGTATGTTTCCTACACGGTGACTTCTCCCCTTTCCGCTATGGCTGGAACGTATTCCGAAGCGAAGGACGGAACGCTGTATCGAAACATCATGCAGACATGGAGCTTCACGGCGCAGTCTGACGATCAGGAAGAAGCGATGACCGTTGCCATGAAGATATATGACTTCTTCACGGCGAAGGGGCTGACGGCTCTTGCAGACAATGGCATTGCTGTCCGGCGTGTCCGGGATGTGACCACACGGGACAATCTGCTGTCAATCCAATACGAATATCGAAACGGGCTGGACGTGACGTTCGGCCTTTTGTATGAAATCGCTCCGGACGAACATCCGGAAGTGATTGAATCCAACACATTTAAGGAGGAATAAACTGTGGCAAATGATGTGAAAGTTGTCATTGAACTGAAGAAGGCCGCTCCAAAGGCCGGATTCGGTTATCCGCTGATTTTTGCGGGAAAGCAGCAGGCCGCTGTTGCTTACAAGGAAGTCAGTTCCATTGAGGAAGTCAAGACCGCTGGCTTCGCTGAGACTACGCCTGTCTATAAGGCGGCACAGCTGCTGTTCATGCAGAATGACGCTCCCGCCAAGATTGCCGTATGCGGCAGCACGGACACTGCGGTTGCGGCGCTGCCCGGTATTCTGGGCGAAGGCTGGCGGCAGTTGATCGTTGTGAGCCTTGGCACGGAGGGCGAAAGCAAGGTGGACGCTATTTCCGACTATATTGAAGGCTGCGGCAAGCCTGCCATGTTCTTTACCCATGTGAACCCGGCTGACGATGCAACGGAGATCACCGCCATGGAAGGCAATGACAGAACCGTTGCAATCGCCTATGAATCTTCTGACACCGCCTGCCCTGAAGCGGCTCTGGTTGGCGCTACCGCTGGCTTGGACGTGGGCAGCTTCACCTATAAGAACATCATTCTGAAGGGTGTGACCGCACAGGGCTACACGGACAGCGAGGTGGAAACCCAGCACGGCAAGGGCGTTATCACCATTCTGAAGAAGGCTGGTTCCATCGTAACTTCCGAGGGAATCACGCTGTCCAAGGAATACGCTGACATTGTGGATTCCAAGGACTATATCATTCAGCAGATCGAGTATCAGTGCCAGTATCTTCTGAACCGTATGCCGAAGCTGCCTTATGACAACCGGGGCATTGCTTCTCTGGAAGGCGTTGTGGTGTCCGTGCTGATGGATGCCGCCAACAACGGCATGATTGCTGTCACTGATGACGGCGATTATGATTACAGCGTGGACTTCGGCGGACGCTCCGAATGTGCCGCTTCCGACATTTCCACACGGCACTATGCGGAAGGCCAGTTTGAATTTGCCCTTGCCGGAGCCATTCACACGGCGAAGATCAAGGGTTCTATCATTGCGTAAGGGAGGAACGTTGAATGTATACCTATAATCCCAAAGATACCACCGTCACCATTGACGGCGTGTTCCTGACTGGCATGGGAGAAGACATGATCGAATTTGAATTCGATGAGGAACGCTTCTCTGCTGCCGTGGGCGCACAGGGCGATGTGGTGGTGAACGAAACCAACAACAAACTTGCTACCATGACCGTGACCATTCAGGCATCTTCTCCCCAGTACAAGATGTGTCTGGACTATGCCAAGAAGGGTACGATCTTCCCCGTATGGGGCGTAAACAAGTCCATCGGTGAGCGGTTCGGCGGCACGAAGGCCAGATTCAAGAACCCCGCTTCCCCCAACTACGGTACGGAGCTGGAAGACCGGGAATTTGAAATTCAGGTGTTTGACGGCTGTCACGAAAGCTGCTGACAAATCAAAAATGGGGGGGGGCGGTTTTTGACCGCTCCCCTTCTCATTACATAGGAGGATGACATCATGGCAAACAAAAAGTTTTACACAGTGGAAAAAGAAATCAACGGCAAGAAATATGTCGCACAGTTCAACGGCATTTCCGCCGCTATTGAAGCGGTTGACAACAGCTATATTGACGGCAGCAGCAACGTCAGCATGACGAAGCTTTCCAAGTACATTCTTGATAACGTCATCGTGGAGCCGAAGGGTTTGACCGCTGATGACTTTGACACCATGGATGAATTCAGCGATGTGATCTCTTGGGCAAGAGAAGTGATGCAGGGAGACTTTCGAGACAAGGCGAACGAAGCAAAGTCTAAATAAACGAGTAAGAGAAAACTGGGCGTGTTGGCGCTTGATCCTGTCGGACTGTCATTTTGATTACAACACCGTGTTTTTTCAGATGACACCGCAGCAGATTGAGGAAGCGAACATTGCCCTTGACATTTATCAAGAGGAACTGCAAAAGGCTATGAAAAATAAGTAAGGGGGTGAGCATTTGGCTGAAAGAAACGTCATCCGGCAGGATGTCATTCAAATCAAATGGGATGTGCAGGATTCCCCCCTGAAAAAGCTGACGAAGGAATCCAACGCTTTCCAGTCTTCTGTCGGTAAGGCCGTTGGCGGGGCGGAAAGCAAGTTCGGCAGTCTTGCAAAAAAGGTGCAGACCACGCAGAAGCAGTTGAACAAGCTGAAGCTGTCTGACAGGCTGCAATCCGACATTGAACGGGCTGACAATGCGCTGAACAAGGTGAAGAACACCGTCCGTGCGGCTGCTGCGCAAATCGCAAAGATGCGGTTGCAGGCCACGCTTGCGGTGGGTGCGCTTCAGGCAATGGCAAAGCAGAATTTTCTTGCGCTGAAGAACAGTCTTTCGGCAGTCTGGACAGCAATCAAGAATATCGTCCCCAACGCAAAGGCGTTCGTGACTTCGCTGAAGGACGCTGCCAAGCAGAAAATCACAAACACGGTCAATGAAATGAACCGCATCAAGAACGTTCTGACGGAAGGAAAAACGGGTGCAAAGGGATTTGCAACCGCTCTGAAAAACGTGGGCAAGATCAGCCTTGGAAAAGCAGTCAAGGGGATCACGAACGTCAAGAACGGCTTCGCCAATGCGAAAAGCACGGTGAAGGGCTTTGTGGCAAACATCAAGGGCGGTGTTCAGAATGGCTTTCAGGCGGCTGCAAACAAGGGCAGGCAGCTTGTTCAGACCATCAAGAGCATTGATAAGGCAAGCCTGAGTAAGATCACGGACAGCATTACAAAGCTGGGTTCCAAAATTGGGAAAGGGCTTGTGTCCGCCGCCAAGAAAGCCGTTTCCGCAATCAAGAAAATCGGCATGGCGGCTGGCGCTGGCTTTGCCGCTCTTGCAACGGCATCCGTGAAAGGCTACGGCGATTACGAACAGCTTGTGGGCGGCGTGGAAACGCTGTTCAAGGATTCTTCCAATACGGTTGTCAAGTATGCAAATGACGCATACAAGACTGCCGGACTATCCGCAAATGACTACATGGAAACCATTACAGGCTTTTCAGCAAGCTTGCTGCAAGGTCTGGGCGGTGACACGAAGAAAGCTGCGGAAATCGGAAACCGGGCTGTGATTGATATGTCCGATAACGCAAACAAGATGGGTACGGACATGGCATCTATCCAGAATGCGTATCAGGGCTTTGCAAAACAGAACTACACGATAGAACTAATGTCCGCTGCATAAGTGATTATGCAGTGAATGTGCGTGAACTTTACCAGAGGTGTGAAGCAAAAATACAGCAGGAAATGGCTGTTGAGATTGTTTTGCTAACAGGGGAAGCCTAAACCGTTTATGGCTTTTACGGCATGGTTATCCTGTGCGAAGCTATATTGATATAATAATTTCACTTGCCAAACACATGAAATTATGGTAAAATAATCAATATAGAACGTCAAACGACTATCGGTTTGTCACCGAGTACAGCGCCTATTGGTACGGCGTTGGAAGTGCGCACCAACTTTTTTGAAAGGATAAAAGCCATGGAGATTTGGAAAGAAATTCCCGATTTGCCGGGATACTCAGTCAGCACAGAAGGCAGAATCAAGAAGGACAGCACAGGCCAGATCATGGTGTTGAGCAAGAACGGTGGTTATTGCAGAATTACCATTACAAAACACGTCCATCGTCTGGTTGCGGATGCTTTTCTTGAAAAACCTAAAGATGCTTCAAAATGCTGGGTAGACCACATTGACGGGAACCGCTCCAACAACGATGTTTCAAATTTGAGATGGGTGACACCTTCCGAAAATGCTTTATCATTCGGGTATCATTCCAGAATCAAAAATAAAAAGCGTCCTGTTAGGGCAACACATCTCGATGGCAGAACAATCCTATTTGAATCCAGACAGGCTGCTGCTGAATACTTTCATTGTTCGGACAGCGAAATTGCATACAAGAAGCGGTATGCAAAAGGTGAGAAAAAAGGCTGGGTTCTTGAAAAAGTTGAAGATATAGTCTAATCCCTGAAAGCCATGCGCAGAAATGCGTGTGGCTTTTATAATACCGGGAAACCGGGGGTAACAAATGGTTAGACAACCTGAAGCTTGGCTACGGCGGCACGAAGGAGGAAATGCAGCGGCTCATCAAGGATGCGTCCAAGATGAAGGAAGCGCAGAAAGAACTTGGCGTATCCGTTGATGCAAGCAGTATGTCCTTTGACAACATCATCAACGCAATCAGCGTTGTGCAGAAGAAGCTTGACATTGCCGGAACCACATCCAAGGAAGCAAGCACTACCATTCAGGGCAGTATCAATTCCATGAAATCCGCATGGTCGAACTTCCTGACGGGTATGGCTGATCCGAATCAGAACTTCGGTCAGCTTACAGACAATCTTGTGAACAGCATCGTCACGGTTGCACAAAACCTGATCCCCCGTATCAAGGCCACGCTGCCACGGCTGGCGCAGGGCGTTGGACAGCTGTTCCAACAGTTGTTTACGCTGGCGGTTCAGAACTTTAATGCGCTTGGAGCCTTTGCGCCAATCGGTCAGGCTATCGTTGGAACAATATCCAGAATAAAAGCGCAGTTCACGGCGCTGTCTCAGGACAGCACGAAGATGAACACGATCAAGACGATCTTCTCTTCCATTCGGGTGATTGTCGGTCAGGTCGTTAGAATTGTTGGAGACCTTATCGTAAAGTTCACGTCTTGGGCAACAAGCACAGGTTTTCTGAACACCATGAAGAGCGTTTTGAACGGAATCAAAACCGCCCTGTCTTGGGTCACTAAGAATTTCAACACGGTCATTCAGGTCGTGTCTAACGGTGCGGTTGCTTTCGCTGCGTTCTACGCTACCGTAAAAACAATTACATTCGGTATTAAAGCATTCAACGCAGTTATGGCGGTATTCAAGGCACGTCAGATGATGGCGGCAGGAGCAACAACCGCACAAGCCGCCGCACAGTGGGGCGCAAACGCCGCTATGTTGGCAAGCCCTGTTACATGGGTCATCGCTGGCATTGCTGCGCTGATTGCAATCATTGTCCTGCTTGTAAAGAACTGGGACAAGGTGAAGGCTGCTGCGGGAAAATGCTGGGACTTCATCAAAGGAAAATGGTCAGCGGTCAGCGGCTGGTTCAGCAGCAAGGTTGTTCAGCCTGTCAAGAAGTTCTTTGCTGACTTGTGGGAAAAGGTTCCTGCTCCCGTGAAGGACGTTATCAGCAAGATCACCAGCGGCTTCAAGAAAGCGTATGACGGCGTTACCGATTGTTGGAGCGGCATCAGCGGATTCTTCTCCGATTTGTGGAAGGGCGTTGTGAAGGCCGTTGCAAAGCCTGTGAACAAGCTGATTGACGGTGCAAACTGGGTGCTGGACAAGGTTGGTTCCAAGAAACAGTTTGACCCGTGGAAGCCATACGCAAAAGGCACGGGCGGTCATCCGGGCGGCAACGCCGTTGTCAATGATGGGCGTGGCGCTGAACTGGTGCAGATGCCCAATGGCCTGACGTTCATCCCACAGGGGCGGAATGTGGGCATCCCCAACGCTCCGAAGGGCATGAAGGTACTGGACGCAGAGCGGACGGCACAGGTGATGGGCAAGTCTTCCCCCACCTTCCACTACAAGGAAGGTTCCGGGGGCTGGATCAGTGACATCTTTGATTTCTTCGACAACGCCAAGGGGCTTGTGGGAAAGGTCATCGACAAATTCATCAGCTACAAGGGCATGGGCAGTTATGCGTTGTCTGTTGGCAAGGCGGTTGTCGGAAAAGCGAAAACCGCTATGGTGGATTGGGTCAAGGGCCTGTTTGACAAGTTCGGCGGCAAGAGCATTGAAGGTTATGAGCCTTCCAAGGGCGTTGAACAGTGGCGGTCTACCGTTGCCAATGCGCTGAAGATGGAAGGGCTGAGTTCTGCCGACAACATCAAGCGGACGCTGTTCCAGATGCAGACGGAAAGCGGCGGCAATCCCAGAGCAATCAACCGATGGGACAGCAACGCCAAAAAAGGAACACCGTCAAAAGGCTTGATGCAGGTGATTGATCCCACTTTCCGGTCTTATGCACGAAAGGGATATAACAAGAACATCTATGATCCCATGAGCAATATTCTTGCTTCCGTCCGGTATGCAAAATCCCGGTACGGTTCCCTTGCGAAAGCCTACCGTGGCGTTGGCTATGCTGGCGGCGTGGGAACCATTCAGCTTCCTGCCTACTCCCCTGCTGCCAGCGTTCCGGCTTCCAGTTCTTCCACCACCAGCAACAACTATGCGCCTTCCTTCACGCTGAACATGAGCGGCACGGTGGACAGAACCACAGAACGGACGATCAAGAAATGGGTGCAGGAAGCGTTGGAAGATATGTTCGACAGTATGAGCCGGACATCACCCAGACTGACGGAGGTGTAAGCAATGGCAACTTTGAACGGGTTATACATCTTCGTGGCGGATGAAGAAATGTCCTTCGGCGTGGATGTGGCGGAACATACCGTGGAAAGCGGTATTGAAATCAGTGACCATGTAAAGCGGAAAGCCGTTACACTGTCCATTTCCGGGGAAATTGTCGGCAAGAACGCTGCAAGTGTGCGGTCGAAGATTCGACAGATGCACCAGAGCGGCGTTCTTTGCAATTACTCTGGGCGGACGGTGATGAGCAACTGTCTGATTACAGAGTTTTCCACCAGTCATCCGAATACGGTGTGGGGCGGCTGCGAATTCTCCATGACACTGAAGGAGGTTCGCACCGCTTCCACATCTTACAAGAAGACAAAGAAAGACACCAAAAAATCAGGCACACAGCAGGTCAAGAAAAACAGCAAGACCGAATATGTGTATCACACTGTCAAGAAGGGTGACTGCATCTGGAATCTGGTTGCCGCTTCTAAGGCTCCGTATAAAAAGTACGGAATGAGCTGCAATGAAGTGATGAAGCTGAACCCTTCCGCTTTCAGCCGGAAAGGTGATTTCAGAACGTTGCAAATTGGAAAAAAGATCATCGTTGGAAAGAGGTGACGGGCCTTGCGGGATGTAATTGAGATCAACAAAGAACTGGTTCCCTACCAGTTTAATATTCTGCTGGCTGACGAATGGTTTGAACTGTATATCGGCTACAACAAAACAGCCGACCTGTTCACGGTGACACTGTACAAGGACGATGTTCTGATTGCTTCCGAACCGCTGATTCTTGGCGAACCGTTGTTTCATGACATCTATCAGCCGGGGCGCTTCCCTGCTGTCACGCTGGTTCCTTACGGGCCAACAGAAACAGCCGTCACCTTTGACAATCTGGGTGAAACCGTATTTCTGACAGTGGATGATGAAGGTGATGACGATGGATAAGGTTTCTGAAGTCATCTTTGACAAGAGCAGCAGTGAAAGAATTTCTTCCATGGTCAAGGCAATGCAGGGCTGGGAAACCAGCCTTGCAGATTCCATGGACAAGCCAAGTGGTCAGTTTGGGCGTGTGGTGAAGATCGAGACAAACGGCCTGACCATGACCAATGATCTTGACCTTGAATTCGATGTGCCGTTTGACGATGACACGGAAGCCAACGAAGCGGAAATCCGTGTCTACAACCTGACGAAAAAGACTATCGGACTGCTGAAGGTCAACGCTGAAATCAGCATCACGGCAGGCTACGGAAAAGACACAGGCGTGATCTTCTCCGGGGTCATCGCTTCCGTGGTGACACGGTGGAGCGGTCAGGATAAATTGACCACCATCAAGGCCATTGACGATGTGAAGCTGAAGGAACGGGACATCAAGAGCATTTCTTTCAAGGCAGGCGTAAAGGCGAGCTACATTCTGAAAACACTGGTCAGCAAGCTGAACCTGCCGATTGCGGTGTTCAAGGTGAAGCGGGATCACACCTACACGGAAGCTGTCACGGTTTCCGGTGGGTTGATGGACGGCATCAAGCAGTATGCGGAAGTGTGCGGCGTGTCCGCCTATATCAACAAACGGAAGGTATACGTCAGGCATCTTTCTGACGGTGACGATCTGGGCTTTTCCGTGAATGTGGACACGGGACTGATTGACAGCCCGGAAGAATTCACAGAGGAAGTCAGCAATGAGGATTACACCGACACCATCAAGGGCGTGACCTTCAAGATGCTGCTGGAACACCGAATCACCACAGCAAGCATTATCACACTGAAAAGCCGTGATTTCAGCGGAAAGTACAGGGTTCGGAGCGGAACGCACGTCTGCACGGATTCGGACTTTTACACAGAGATCACGGCGATTGAATAAGGAGGTGGAGCGCATGGGAATGGGCAGCACCATGAATGACATGATGGAAGAAAAGCTGCTGAATCTCCACACGGCGTTCATCGCCAAGGTCATCAGCGTGGAGAACGAAAGCCTTTGTTCCGTGCAACCGCTGGACAAAATCAAGGCATACGGAAAGCCCGCACAGCAGCAGGCCATTATCACGAAGGTTCCCGTCCTTCACCATGTCCGGCACTTTTCCCTTGTGAAGCAAACACTGTCCGTCAAGGTCAACGATTCCTATTCAGGTGGCGGCTCCGGCACGATCAATCCGGCAACACATCCCACAGAAAGCAACGTGGGACACCTGAAAGTCTCCCCTATCCGGGCGGGTGATCTGGTGCTTTGCGTATGCGCTGAACGTGATCTTTCATCCTCTGTCAAGGGGATTTCCACCACGCCGCCTGTTGGACACCACGCCATTAAGGACGCTGTTGTGGTTGGCTTATTTGGGGGGTGGTAATGTGAAAAGCTTCAGTACGAACGATGACGGCGATGTGATTGTGAACGGCAGCATCGAAATGGTCACGGACAACGAACTGCTGCGGCAGAAGGTTCAGCGTGTCCTTGGAACCAGCAAAGGCGAATGGAGTTATGACACGGAGGAAGGCATTGATTTTTCCGTGGTGCTTCGGAAGAATCCCAATGAGGATGAAATCAGGGCAACTATCGAAGAAGCATTGATGCGGATTGATGAAACGTTCGTTATAACTTCCTTTGGCCTGACGATGGACGGGAGGAAAGCAACAGTCAGCTTTGAAGCCGTGAACGCTGACGGCGTAAAAGTGATGGAGGGATACACCTATGGTTAATGAGCAGGGCTATTACAGGCCCACATACGATGAACTGCTGGCAGGACGCATTGCACAGGCGCAGGAATTGTTCGGTGAGGACATCGACACGTCCAACGCTTCCCCGCTGGGCAAATTCATCCGGCTTTCCGTGCAGGATTTGGCGGACGCTTATGAAGCGCAGGAAATCATCTATTACAGCCGCTTCCCCCATACGGCAACCGGGCAGAATTTGGATAAGCTCATGCCCTTTGCAGGCATTACACGGAATCCGGCAACCAGAGCGGAACACACCATCAAATTCACAGGAACGGCAAACCATGTGGTTCCTGTTGGCTTTCTGGTGGGAACCACGGGGGATGAGGAATTCTATCTTGTGAATGAAGTCACGCTGAATGACAGCGGCGTTGGTTCCGGCACAGTGCAATGTACGGAACTTGGAACCATCGGCAATGTAAAGCTTGGATCCATTACAGAAATCGTGAACCCGGATGTGGATGTTTCCGCCATTGAACACACGGGCATTGTGACGGTGGCGGAAGATGAAGAATCGGACGCTGACCTTCGGGCAAGGTTTGACATTGCCATTGAAGGTTCCGGCTCAGGCACGGCATCCGCTATCCGTGGAGCGGTCATGCGGATCAACGGCGTGAGAAGCTGCCTGATCGTGGAGAACAAGAACGCAACGGCAGACGCAGACGGCAGACCGCCAAACAGTTTTGAGGTTTACGTTTATGCACCGCCCACGCTGAATCAGCAGATTGGGGAAGCTATTTTCTCCAAAAAGCCCCTTGGCATCCAAAGCCATGGAACAACCAGCGTGACTGTTGAGGATGTTTCCGGTCATGAGCAGACGGTCTATTTCTCCCACGTCAGCGAAGTCACGGTTTCCATCAAGGTTGCCGTGAAGAAGGACACACACTTTGAGTTGAACGGCGTGGAGCAGATCAAGAACGCTCTGCTGGAATACGTCAACAGCCTGAAGAACGGTGAAGATGTGGTCTATGCAAACCTTTACAAATACATCTTCCAAGTATCCGGCGTGAAGGATGTCACTTCCCTGACGCTTTCCACAAACGGCACGACATTCACGGCGGCGAACATCAGCATCAGTTCTGACAAGGTGGCATCTTTGAGCGCAAACAATATCACAGTCGAGGTGAGCGCCTATGCGGATAGCTGATTACATCGAAGCCCTGCCTGATTCGTATAAGAAAACCGCAGCAAGCAACAACTACAAGCTGCTGTATCTGGAATGGCTGCTGATGTCCGGTTTCTGGGCAGATATTCAGGCCATACAGGACACGGCGGACATTGCTAAAGCAACCGGGAAAACGCTTGATCTGTATGGCATCATCTACAATCAGGCACGGGGCAGCATGACGGATGAGCAATACAGGGTCATCATCATGCAAAAGGTGGCACGGTATTGGGCAGGTGGTGACTACAACAGCACCGTGAATGCCCTTGCGGGGGCGTTGGGTGTTTCCCCGTCTGAATTCGTTCTGACGGAAAAGGACAATCCAAGACAGATTGAAGTATCAAGCCTGCCGTTCAGCATCCTGAATGAAATCGGGATTACTTCCAAACAGATTTTTCAGATCATTGAAGCGATGCTTCCGGTAGGCATTCCCCTTGCACCGCTGACGCTGGACGGAACCTTTGAGTTTTCTGCTTCTGCGGATGAACAGAGCGACACAGCCGGATTCGGAGACATTGAACAGACTGTCGGCGGATATTTTGGCGCATTGGAAACCGGGAACATTGATATTCCCACATAAGGAGGATACGCAGCATGAAATTTGAAAAAACACCGCCCACATGGAACGCAGAGGGTTCAGAGCCGCCTTCTTCGCTGAAAACCAGCGGCTTTCAGGCTGGCTATAAACCGCCTGCCGCTTATTTCAACTGGTTCTGGAACAAGGTCAGCGCCTGCCTGACGGAACTGCAAACGAAGCTGTCCAACGTGGACAACACAGCGGATGCAGACAAGTCCGTGAAGTATGCAAGCACTTCCGGCAGCGCAAACAAGACAAAGGGCAGCATGGTTGTCCGGCTGAACGGCGGAAGCACGGAAGGAACCGATTTGTTCACCTTTGATGGTTCCACAGGAAAGAGTGTGAACATCACACCTGCTAAAATAGGAGCGGCTTCCGAAAGCAAATTGCCGTTCTGGGCAACCTACGGCACAACCACAAATGCAGAGATCGAAGCGGCGTATCAGGCCGGAAATCAAGTATTGGTTAAGACCACTGACGGCTATGTTGGTGAACTGTTCGCAAGGCTTTCAAGCGGCAAGGCACACTTCTTCTGCGCTGGCGTAAAAATTTACCGCTGCTTCAACGGAAACTGGACTGACCTTTCGGACAGCTACGGTTTTACGCCTACCGTTCACGCATCCACGCACAAGAAGGGCGGTTCTGACCCAATCAAGCCGGAAGACATCGGAGCCGCTGCGGCTTCCAACGGAACCGTTCTCAGCCAAAACGCCGACTATGCGGAAGTTGGTCAGTGGGCAGACGGCAATCCGAACAATGAAAACCGCATCGGCTATTTCGTTGCCATTGATGACACACAGGCCGGAACAACGATGGTCAAGGCCACATCCACAAAGGATGTCCGTGGCGTGGTAGTAACTGCTCCCGCTTTCTCCGGCAACTGTTCGGCTGATAAATTCGACAGCAACGGGAATCTACTGAAACAGTATGCCTATGTCGCTGTGATGGGTCTGGTTTCCGTCATCGACAACGGAACCTGCACCATCAACGAACGCTGTATGCCCAATGACAGCGGAACGGCAGTACCCAGCACAAACAATCTGGGCTATCATGTAATCGACCGCATTGACGATACACACATCCTGATTGCCGTGGAGCCGGGGGCGGATATGATCCAGCGCATCCGGACGGACGTTGCGGGATTGCAGAACGATGTTGCAAACAGAGTGCGTTATGATGAGGCGCAGAGCCTGACGGACGACCAGAAAAACCAGGCGAGGAGCAACATCGGGGCGGCAAATAAAGAAACTCAAGAAAAGGTACTGACAACCACTACGCCGTCCCGCACGGTAACGGTGGCGGCGGCTGAGCTGCCCGCCTACATCAACGCTCTGCCGAGGCTGCTTAATGAAGCGCTGACCATCAACATTTCAAGCGGCACCGTTCCCGAAGGGTTAAAAATCAACGGCTTCTACGGCAATGGCCGCTTGAATCTCCAGCCCGCCAATGGCGCATCGGTACAGATCCCCCATGGGATCTATGTAACCTACTGCACGGCATATATCTATCTATCCAACCTGACGGTCTCCGGCGAGGGGTATGTTGCAGGCGCTGACAGCGCACTGATTTTTGTCCGCACGGCCAATGTTGGCATCAGCCAATGCACCATTACAGGCAACGACAACAACTACGGCGTTGTGATCGCCTATCAAAGCATTGGACATATCAATTCGTGCAGCATCACGCACACGGCTTACGCCGTGCAAGTCAATGCCAGTTCGATCAGTGGGGTTTATAACTGTACCGGCAGCAACAACCGAATCGGCATCCGCACGGCTTACGGCGCTGCCGCAATGCTCAGCGGTACAACGCCGGAATTGATGGGCGGCACGGTAAATGATAAGCAAGGCCCGATTTTTAAGGGCAGCACACTGCTGTAAGGGAGGACATCATGACACTGTATCTTTACCGGCACGGAACCGCTGTCCCGGTGCTGACCATTGAGGGCGTCCAGAGCTACACGGCGGACGGCGTGACGGCGCTGGATGAAAACGGCGAACTCCACACCTACGCCCCGCTGGCGGAGGATTGCGAACTCTCCTCAAAGGAGGACTGCTCCGAGACGCTGCGGGCGAAGTGGCGGGCGGAACACCCGGACACGGAAGCGCAGATGGCGGCTTTGGCGGAGGAAAACAAGCGGCTTAAAGCCCAGATGGAGATGCAGGCGCAGAACATTACGTTCTTGGAAAACTGCCTGCTGGAGATGGGCGATATTGTTTATGCGTGAGTTTTGGGCTGGTCTGGCCCTGAACCTATATTTTTTACTGGAAGGAGATCAAGAAATGATGGCTATGTTGTACGCTAGTAAAATCTGTATGGAGGCTGTAAACACCAAGACTGGGAAACCGTGGGAATTTGCGGACGTCCCCGCAAAGCTGAAGAAGCAGGTGGCGGACATCCTCATCAACGAGTGCGGCTTGCCGGAGCTGGTGCCCGCCGAGTACGGCGGCACGGCGGACGAAAATGCCTGACCGCTGCGTATGCTGCGGGGCCATTGTCCCGGAGGGTCGGCAGGTCTGCCCCATCTGTGAAAGACAATGGCCTGAATTTGAACTGCACGAAATGAAGTTGGAAGTGACCCGGTAAAAGCCCAGTGTTTTGCCGGGTCATTTTCAATCGTACCTATCAACATTGCTGAAACATAACGGAAAGGAATGGCATTATGGAAAAGTTCATCAAGGCATCTGACGGCAAGGACATCCGCATTTCGACTCGCCCTGAACCATTTGGCGGCATTGAGTATGGCAGTCCCATCCCTATGATGGATCACTGTCCTGACCGGGCTGACACCACCATCACGGCGGCAGGCTTTGAATTGGCGTATGATAGCCGGGGATATTGCTACAAGAGGGTCAAAATCAAGAAGTGATAAAGTGTGGGGGTGAAATCCATTGAGCGAAATTATCGTGGCACTTATCACGGGCGGCGTTACCTTGGTGGGGGTGCTTATCAGCAACCAGAAAGCACAGGCCGTGACAGAAACCCGGCTTGACGAACTGACACGGGAAGTTCGGGAACATAATCATTTTGCTAAACGTATGCCCGTTGTGGAGGAACAGATCAAGGTCATTAACCATCGAATTGAAGATTTGGAAAATAAAACTTAGGAGGTATTTTCATGGACATCGGAACTTTTGGTATCGCTGGTGTGGCGGTCATTACCGTCATCTGCTATCTGATCGGTCAGGCAGTCAAGGCAAGCGGCCTTGATAACAAGTGGATTCCCATTATCGTTGGAACCTGCGGCGGTGCGCTGGGCGTGGCTGGTATGTACCTGATGGCGGACTTCCCCGCACAGGACTATTTGACTGCTGTTGCTGTCGGCATTGTGAGCGGCCTTGCTGCCGTTGGCGTGAACCAGATCGGCAAGCAGATGAATCAGAACTGATATGGAATACAACTTTGAAATCTTAAAGGCAAGAATCTACATCAACAGCCAGAAGAAGTCCCTTGCAGACATCCAGAAAGAAACGGGCTGCGATGTGTGCATCAACGGTGGCCTGTACAACATGAAAACCTTCAAGCCGCTTTGCCATTTGAAGGCCGCTGGCAAGGTTTTAGCGTCTGACCAGTATAAATACTGGGGCTATGGCTGGAACGCTTCTGACGGCGTTTTAAGCATGGTAAACAGCTATGAAAAGCTGGACAATTTCATTTGCTGTACAGCACTGGTGAAGGACGGAAAGCCTACTTCCCTGTTCTATGATTCGGCGCAGGGCGGGAAGCGTGGGCGCTCTGCCGTTGGTACGCTGCCGAATGGCAAAACGGTCATCTTCTGTTCAAAGGATGGCACAGCCGATGCCATGACACCGGAAGCCTTGCAGCAGTATTGCATGAAGCAGGGCTGGAAGGATGCAATCATGCTGGACAGCGGCGGAAGCAGTCAGTGTATCACGCCGGATGGCAAGATCACCAGCACACGGAAGGTACATAACGTGCTGTGCTTCTGGCTGAAAACCAACAAAACACAGGATGTGAATGACATCATGGGAAAGAAGAAAATCGGAACAGCGGGGCTGAACCTTATCAAGAGTTTTGAGGGGTGCAGGCTGACAGCTTACAAGGCCGTTCCCACTGAAAAATACTGGACAATCGGATGGGGACACTATGGTTCTGATGTCAAGCAGGGGGATAAGATCACACAGGCGGAAGCGGATGCGCTGCTGGTGAAGGATGTTGCGTCCAGCGTTGCAGCCGTGAACAATCCGGCCTACTGCCCTATCACGGCTTCCCTGAATCAGAATCAGTTTGATGCCCTTGTCAGCTTCACCTTCAACTGCGGAACCGGGAACCTGAAGACGCTGTGCAAAGACCGCACTGCTGCGGAGATTGCGGACAAGCTGACCGCTTACAACAAATCGGGCGGCAAGGTGCTTGCCGGACTGGTACGCAGGCGGGAAGCGGAACAGAAGCTTTTCAAAACGCCTGCTGCATCAACCACTGTGAAGGACGTGCAAATCTGGCTGAACAAGAACTTCGGCAGCGGCTTAACTCCGGACGGACTGTTTGGAACACAGACCAAACGGGCGCTGGTGAAGGCGCTGCAAAAGACGCTGGGCGTGGTTGCCGATGGCATCTATGGAGCCAAAACGGAAGCCGCTGTGAAGACGCTGAAGAGTGGTTCCAGCGGAAGACAGGTGGAAGTTCTGCAAGGCTTCCTGATCTGCCGGAAGCAGAAGTTGACGCTGAACGGCAGCTATGATGAACAGACGGAAGCTGCCGTCAGAACCATTCAGGGATACCACAGGATCACAGCGGACGGCATCGCCGGGAAGATGACCTTCCGTGCGCTGTGCAAATAACAGAACGAAAAGAAAGGCCATGGGTTGTCCCATGGCCTTCTTTTTTTATGCCTTACAGAGAATATTCCTTCTTTTCTCCCCCACCGTTGACCGCTTTCCACATTGCAATAGCGGAAAAGCCGTTCAGAGTGAAGTACCAGAAATCCATCCGCTTCATTGTGCCGTCTTTTGCTTTGAAGGTGAACACGATGAAGCCACGCTTATCACCGACAACGGAAGCTGACCCGGCAGCGTGTCCACGGTATTTCGCCATGTATTCCCGTTCATCCGTGAAGTTCTCACAACTCAGCAGGCGGTCACGATCCAAGGTTGCTTTTGCTTTCTTGCTTTCAATGGTCAGTTCTGTGTCGGTTAGGGTCAGCGTTGCTGCATAATCAGGGGCAAAGCCTTCCAAGTCTCCGCCATAATAGCAAGCCTGAAGCTTTACGCTGTCTTTCTTCTTACCGATTCCAAAAAGTCCCATATCATACATCTTCTTTCTTTGCGATTTTTTTCTGCTTCTTCCCCTTGTTTTTTGGGATTACATCACGGATAAATTCATTGATTGCCGCTTCCGCTGCTGTGGCATATGGGAAAAGGTATTCGTCTTCCCCAATAATGAGAATCCAGCCTTTTCCTTCAGCATATTTCAGATGAAAGCCCTTGTAGTCATATTCCTTGATTTCAATTATCATGGTGATTTTCTCCGTTCTGTGTTGCTTTATGCCATTTTACGGCGTAATAATATGAAAAACAACCACACGGAATGAGAATCGGCAAATTGTACCAATATCAGCTTTGCGTTTCATATTATTTGACAAAAGTAAAGGGAAGGCTGAACGCCTTCCCTCTTTTTTTATTTATTCAGCCTTTCATACATTTGTTCTTTATCCAGTATTCCCATGCAGTACATTTCAAGAATAAGTTCCACATAGGTTGCCTTTCGTTCCCTATACTCTTCTTCTGTTATCTTTCCGTCCATCAGCAGCTTTTCTAATTTACCCAGTGTTTGCAATGGTTTCAACTCCCTGTTTTGTTTATTTCCATCATTAGCGTACATATGAGCTTGAACGCAGATGATGGAAATGAGCGATACAAAAAATCACTCAATCTTCAGCTTCACATCCAATTCAATTTCTGGTGCTGTCCAGTTTCCGCCTGTATGCAGCGGTGATTTGTTTCGTGTTTTTTTCATGACCGGATCATAATATCTGACCTGTTTACTTTTGATTCTTTCGGCCTTTTCACGCTTATAGGTTATTCTTTCGATGCAAGCTTTCAGAAGCTTGTTTTTTTGTTCTGCTGTGGCATCTGGATTTTCCAGAGCGTTAAGAGCCGCTTTGAATCGCATTAGCTTTTCTTCATAGTCAACA